GCTTGCCTAACACGAAATTTATCTTCCGTCTTAATCCAGCCAAGCGATTTACCACTATGAATTTCCTCACCAAAATATCGCACCAAGTCATCAGCAAATACATCCGAACCTTTAACTTTAAACTCTGCATGAGCATACTCCTGTTGGTAGTAATCAGTAATGACTGACTGATTGACAGTTAGTTTGTCTAATGCCTCTCCTATGTTCACTAAATACCACCTTCCCAAACTTTACGAGTTGGCATATTACCATCTTCCCATCTCTCCTGGTTAATTAATGTCATAGGTGCTGGCACAAACCCTTCTTTCCATTGTTTAGTTTCTTTCATAGTTTTGACATAGCCTATAACTTTATCAGCTATTAAGTCAAGGTCTTTTGCTTTCCATTTTTCCATACAACCTTTTTTGTTTGTTTTACGAACAGGTGGATATAAATTCCAGAACTCATCAAAACGCACAATGGTTTTTATATTCTTATCTAATCTATCTCTTATCTTATCTGTTATATAATTTGTATATAATTTGTCTATATTTTCCCCTTTTATAAACCAAGTATCTAATTCTATTAACATTTTTTCTACAAACGCAATAGGTTTTCTTAAACGGAACGCAATATCATAGGCATTGGGTAAAACACCATTTGACTCACTTGCTAAACACCATAATTTGAATAAAGTAGCCTGTTTTACATCATCCATTTTCATAAAATCAGGGTCATTTAACAAGTCACGACCATAGCATTTAAACCATTTCATATCGCTTTTATGCTTAAAATGTTGAAACTTGTCCCAGTTCTTAATTTTCATAAACTCTCCTTAAAATAAACATTCTTCATATAATTCTGTCATTGGCACAACTTTTGCTTTAGGCAAAACATGGAGCTTACATCCTGGTCTATTCTCAAGAAACCATTTAGCAGAAGCCTTGTTACTAAAGGCTCTCAAAGGTTTTCCATCAAATTCGTCTAAGATAATATAGCGTAAGTTTTCCATAGGCAAAAACCTTAACATAAGTAATTTTGAAATGCAATATATATTTATTATATAATTTTTATATAAAATGCTTGACATGTGTTTTTATATCATTAATATAGCTATTGTAGTATTTAACTTTTAGGAGAGAAAAATGTCTAATGCTCAAATTGAAACAAAAAAAACTTATTTATCTTCAGAATTTGGTGAGTCTTATGCTCGTAGAATATTTGGTGATGAACTTATCAATCAACTTCCTAGAATTACTCGTGGTGAACGCAAAGGTAAGCTCAAAGGTTATATTGTTTGGGATAAAGTAATTTCAGGTGGTATGACTTCTAAGAAATATATTAGAGATGGTGGCTATTGTCATGAGTCTGAAAGATATTTAGAAACTCGTAAAAATTCAGTTATATATGCTGCTATTTGGTTACCTGAATATGAAAGAAATTATCACAAATATGCTAGTGGAAAAAAACCTAATACTTTGTTATTAGAAAAACACTTAAATGTGTATAATGATTTTTACAAATCTTTATGGAATACAGAACATGAAGATTTTATGAATAATAAAAGATTGCAAGAATTAAATAATATTAACGAAGATGATAAGGTGGCTGCGTAAGCAGTCACTTTAGGAGAGAAAAATGAGAATTACAGGTGCTTATTCAGTAGTTGAAACGCTTGCAGAAAATAAAAACTTGACTTTTAAAGAAGCATTTATGTATATTCACAATAATTTAGATTCATGTGAAAAATATCAAAAAATTGCATATCAGGTAATTAGCAGTGATGTTAATTTGTTTAATGAACTTTGTAAATAATTTTTGGAGAGATAATATGAAAATCAAAACTATGATTATTGGAGCAATAGCTTTCTGGGCATATGTAGCTTTATGTCTATATATTATGGGTAAGTTAGCAGGTGCAATATGATTACAGATAACACAGAAGCATTAACATTGGCATTAGCGTTAGCTATTACTGCACCAAACGATAAAAAAGCAGAAAAATGTGTTAAAATAGCTGATTCACTAGCAAGAAATATGCAAAGAAAAGATGTAGAGTTAGCTATGAAAAATGTATTAGACAAACTTGTTGACTCTTTAGAAGAGAAACAAATATGAATAAATATATTATTTGCTTTATGATAATTTTTATAGCATACTTTACATGGAGAATTATATGCTAGAACATATAGCTAAAATACTGAAACAATTAAATGACGAACTTAAATTAGATAACGATAAATGGGAGAGAGCAAATGTCACAACAACAGTTTTACGACCAAGTAATGATGCAACAACACCAACAAGAATTACAACAACAGGAGAGAAAGATGAACTATAACGAACTACGTAAGATTAATGTATCAGACCACATTGAGAAAAAGAATGGTCTATCATACTTATCATGGGCTTGGGCTGTGGATACTCTTCTACAGCAAGACCCAACTGCTACATGGACTTATGGCGAACCTAAACAGTTTGGTGAAACGCTTATGGTATTTTGCACAGTTCATGCTTTTGGTAAGTCTATGACAGCTCAGTTACCTGTGCTTAACTTTAGAAACCAAGCTATTCCTAACCCTGACGCTATGGCAGTTAATACAGCTATGCAGCGTTGTTTAGCTAAAGCTATTGCGTTACATGGTATTGGCTTATATATCTATAGTGGTGAGGATATTCCAGAGTCAGAACAGCCAACATTAAAAGCTGTGTCTAGCAAGGATTTCCTATGATAAACCAAGGTACCGAAGAGTGGTTTCAACAAAGACTAGGTAAGGTGACAGCATCCAGAATATCTGATGTTATCGCAAAGACTAAAACAGGCATATCTACATCACGTCAAAATTATCTTATTCAACTTGTATCGGAACGTTTAACAGGTAAAAAAACAGACTCATACACAAATCAAGCAATGCAAGATGGGATTGAACGTGAACCTATTGCAAGAAAACTATATGAAAGCAAAACAAATTCTATAGTAACAGAAGTAGGTTTTTTTGACCATCCTGTGATTAAGAATAGTGGCGCTAGTCCAGATGGTGCAGTTAATTCAGAAGAAGAAGGTAAGTATGCAGGTCTTATAGAGATTAAATGCCCTATAGAAACTACGCATACTAATACCCTTATGAGTAAGTCTGTGCCTACTAAATACATACCTCAGATGCAATGGCAAATGGCATGTACAAATGCTAGGTGGGTTGATTTCATAAGTTTCAACCCAAATTTCCCTGACGAATTACAAGTTTTTATAAAGCGTCTTGACAGAGATGATGATTACATTGCAGAATTAGAGACAGAAGTTATTAAGTTTCTAGAAGAGGTAGAACAAACAATTATTAAACTAAAGGAGTAGTATATGGCGCAATACGATAATACGAACACGTTTACGTTAAACAAGAATGATAAAGGTGATAATCCTAAACGACCAGACTATCGTGGTAAGTTAAATGTGGACGGTATTGAATTTACTTTATCAGGTTGGGTTAGAGAAGGACCTAATGGTAAGTTTATTAGTGGTGCTGTTGCAATGGTAGCAACTGAGGAAAGATTGAAGCCTGCTGTTGAAGGTGCAGATGAGGATGTTCCTTTCTAGGAGCATCCCCATTCGCATGATAATTACTTGTTCATTACGTACATAGTAACTTCAAATCCAAAGCGCATTTCAGTTGCTGATGGTGTTGTCCACATGGCGTTTCTCCTTTCTTTTAGATTTATAGTAGAATTATACGCCTGTATGGGATTACTAGACACAAGAAAACCATGAAAGGTCTGTAATGGATATACATAACTTAGAACTAGAAGTTTCGTGCTATGCTACTGCTGTGTATCACGAAGTTAATAATAGAACATTAGAGGAGAAACTAGGTGTTTATTACACTATTCATAATCGTGTTAAATCTGGTCGCTGGGGTAAGTCTGTATGTGATGTTATTTATGCTTCTGGTCAGTTTGCTGTACAGGATGAAAAACATGCACCTGTTGACAAAGTTACGTTTCTTAAAACGGAATTATTTGTTCTTGATGTTATGCGTGGAAAATATGCTAACCCAGTTGCAAATGCGTTATACTTTCATGATGACTCAATTATGCCAAAACATTCGTGGTTTGGTCATAAAAAAATTACTCACATAGGAAGGATGGTGTTTTACTAATGGCTAAAAAAGAACCTGTAGCATGGCTTTACGAAGAGTTTGATGTTAAGTCTGGTGACCTTAAAAAGTCTTACCTGTGGTCAT